TTTACTATCCTGAATACCAAACCCAGTTATCAAGCCTTCAAATAACAATATTGGAGTGCCAATAACGGCATCGGAGCTATCAATTGCAGCCCTGTATATTTTAACAGGCCGGTCAATGTAGTTCTGGCTTAAAAAGATAGAAACGTAGGATTGATCGACTCCAGACAACGTAACGTCAATCGTGTTAACCCTAAGATTAGACGTTTCAGTAACATCACCAACGCCTAAAAAGTGCGAACTACTATTCCACGTTTGTGATAACGCAGACAAATTTCTATCCCAATCCGTAAGATACAGAGTAGAAGAAAGGTCAAATTGAATTAAGGTAGCAAGGTTAAAATTGTCCTTATCAAGTTCTGCAATGGTTGCTGCGTCTATTGATCTTGTCATTAAACTGCCTCTATGAAATCAACTTCGTAGTCTAGTAAAGATGCGGAGGCTAAAGAATAGGCTTGAACATCATTGTTTAAACGAACAGTAAAAGGGACACTGTCATATGTCATTTCTGAATTAATACTTAATGCCACTCGCAACGCAGGTTGAATGGCTAGTGCGCCAGCACCCGATAGGTCTTCGGTAATCATATAAACCTTAGTGTGGTTAGAGAACTTGACCATATCACCTGCTTTTAGAGTGCCGGTAAACCCATCAACATTGACCGATGTGGCTCCCAGTGCAGCCGCGCCATTAGTTAGCGCAGTACCCGATGCAGTTCCAGTCTTTGAGCTAATCTCAGGCAGGACAATAGAGAATGTTTCAGCCATGCCTCTCTGAGCCATAACAAAAGCCATGACAGGAGCGAACTCAGCACGGCTAAGCTTAGAATACTGAGCAGAAAACTCAAACCGCTGCCCGCCAATGTTCCTGACTTGGGTGCGACCTGAAACGCTTTCACTAGACAAGTTGTAGTGCTGGCTCTTAAACCCGATAGATGCAAATACGGGTGATGCTGGGTATGTTCCACTCATGTTATAGACGCTCTTCCGCGATTGTTAACCGCTTGGTTAATCATAGATACAATTTGACCTCTGCGGGAGTTAAGTAGTCTATCAAATCCAGCAGTGTCATTAGCCTGTATGCTGAAGTTTACACTAACATTGGTTTGAGCTTGACCACTTTCAGATCCAACAGCTTTCTTTAGGTTCTCGTTAGTAGCAATACGACCTGAACTACCCATAGTCAGCAGCTCTGGGCCGCGCTCACCTACAAGGTAAGACTCACCGCCTCTAACCTGACCACCTAATGCTCTGCCGCCAGCAATAGCGGTTCCTGCAACAAGACCAGCGGATGCGTAACCTACGGCTCTAATTCCTGCAGCAGTAGCAAAATAACCCAGAGGGCCAGTAAGAATTGCAGCTTGAGCAGCGGCAGCTTGAGCGGCAACTTCGGTTGAAACAATAATTTGAGCAATAGCTATTGCTTTTTGTATTCCAAACAAGATTTTAGCTTCTTTTGATCCTTCAGCCGCTATACCAGCCATTTGTCCTGCAATACCACCTAGATTTGACAGAACTTGTTGCTGAATATCTGATTTAGCTTGAGCTTCCGCTGCGGCAAGAGCAATGCCATCTTTACTGTACTTTTCATTTAACTGCTGGGACGCAATCAAGAACTGTTCTTCGTCTATTAGCCCCTTAGTATAGTCATCTGCAAGAACCTTGCCTTTTTCATCGTTTATAGATTTAAGAAGCTCTGCTTCGTCCATTCCTGATTGTGCAATTTGCAATAAACGATTTTCAGCGTTAGCTTTATCTGTAACTAGCTGTTTTGCTTTTCGATCTGCTTCAGTCTTATCTTTAGCTGCGGAGCGTACTTTAGCTGCATCTAGCCTTTTAGTCTCAGCCTCATCTTTTGTTTTTTGCCTTGCAGCTTCTTTAAGCGCCTCTTGCTCTTTTTCGTATAAAAAGATTAAACGAGATTTTTCGTGAATTGCATCTGCATCAGCTCCCGTAGCGCCTAATTGGTTGATTTTATATTGAGCCAGTTGTTTTGCTGTAAAGCCCAGCACATCAGCTTGCTCTGTCAGCTTTAAAACATACGCTGCGGTTTTATCGCTAGTCCCGTCAACTGATTCGGCGGTTTCTTTGTTGGCGATATTTAACTCATCAATTTTAGCTAATAGTTCGTTTGTTTTATCAACCCTTTCCTGATAGGTAAGATCTCCACTAAAAATCTCAGACAAGTCAAACTTGTTATTATTAAGCTTAGCCATCTCCTCGTTAAGTGATTTTATTTCTTCCTTGTTTTCGGATATTGTTTTTGCTGCCTCAGCTTTCAAGAAGGACTTTTGCGCTTTAGTTGCATTATCAAATCTATCAGCAAGAGTTTCCATGCGAGCGGCAAGATCTTCGGCGGCATCGCCAGATTTATTCATTGAGTCCCACAAGAAGCCACCAATAATTGCACCAAAAGCAATTAACGCACCAGTAACCGCACCTGCGGGGCCAAACACGGACGCTAACTGAGAACCCTGCTGGCCAATAATAGTAAAGGCGCTTGTTCCCATTTGCGCCTGAACTGCAATATCCTGCAACTGATAGGAAGCTTGCTGTGCTTGAGCGCGCATGTTTTTCATAGGCGCTACTGTGCTTTTAGCCGCCTTGCCAACATTTTTAGTATTGGTTTCTGCTTTTGCACCCGCTTCTGAAAGATTCTCTAGCTGTTCAGTAGTGGGATTTATCCCTTTAGCTTCAACTTCTACTACAAGTTTTGATAATTCAGTCATTCTTAATGCCCTCTTGAACGTGTAAAATATCTAGGCTGCGAATAATATCCACCTCAAAAGTAGATAATCTTCCATATATAGACATATACGAATTTATTTCATTGTAACTGATTGCGCCAGAGGAGGCATTTTTTAAAGACACGAACAAGTCCCAAAGATAAACAAGCTCTTCTCGTAATTCAGGCTCTTCATCAAGTTCTTTGGGGTTACGACCTAAACTTTTAGCAACTTGTCGTAGATTGCTGATGCGGCTAACTGCTGATCCTTTGTCGTAACCGGCAGCCCAGAACTGCCACCGGCCAAAAACAGACAGCTCCTTAGTTAGCCCTTGATAAAATTTCTTCGTGCAGCTACAAAAGTGTCCACTTGAGATGCAATGTTAGGAGCTTTGCCGTAAAGGTCTTGTGCGTTCTTAGGGGTAAACTCTACGGGCTTGCCTTTATCTTCAAGTCCACGCCAGCTTTTAGTGATAGCGACTAACAAGTCAATTTCACCACCGTCCTCTTTGTTAATAAGCTTCCTGTGATACGCTCTTACAGCCTCTCTGTACGACTTTGAGTCAACACCCTTTACGATGATGTAGAAATCAGTTTCTTCATCGTCTATCGGGCTTAAAATGCGTATCTCTGCGCCTTCTTCGTGTGCGTCAGCAGTGTAAAGTTCTTTTATGTCCATTTCTCTCTCCAGAGTTATTGTGTACGGGTTGCGTAAATAAGTGTACGGGTTGTGTAAAAGGGGTCTTTCAACCCCTGCTATTTAAGCGTCTGTTCTTGTAATTTTAATCTGAGATGCATCGCTGGAGTTATATAGTGCAACAAAATCCAGAGATACTGTTACTGCGCCAGCACCACCAACTTCAGGATTGCCTGAGTTGTATTTGACGTTTGGTAGATTAAAGGTGTACGAGTTACCAGCTAGATCAGTTAGCACAAAAGTTAAGCTAGAAGATGTTTCGTTAATAAACTTGTCAATTAAGGTGCTGTCCTCAAAATAAGCTGTAACTGAACCGCTAACAGATGATTTGCCAATAGAGGGCAACAACGTAGAGCTAGAGCCAACTACATACATAGATTCCATTCCGTTATCAAGACTTAACTCAAGCCCAGTAATAACAGCAATGCTTGACCCGCCTTCCGTAATGGAACCAGTAAAAGAATCAAATGGTGAAGTAGTAGATTCGGCAGCGTAAGTTGCGCCGGTAATAGCTGTAGAGGCTACGGCAAAATCCTTGCCAATTACTGAAAAAGAGCCAGTAACCATTGAGTTGGGAGCGACAGATAAAGACAGTGCATTAAAATTGCAGCCAGTAGAACGCAAATACTTGCCAATGTCTTGGTGATGACGCTCAACGGTGTAGCTTCTTCGAGTAGTTCCAGCTTTAAGGACGTTTGTAGCCCAAGTACCACACAATACGGCCTCAAGCAAGTCGTCAAATGACTCGTAAGAGAGTTCAACATTAATATCGCCAGCAACGCTTTCATTGCCATGACGGAAATGAGCTATTTGACGATCTTCTCGTAACTCTTCGGATTCTATTGCGTCTTTAGACAGGCCAATAGTGGTTCCGGTGTGACGAATAGGTGTAAATGAAGGAGTGGTCGGAGTAGTACCGAATGTAGATTCGACAACATACGCCATGTTGTGTCTTGAGCCTGTTGCAATAGTCATACTTTACCTCGGTGCTACATGAGCCATATAATTAATTGTTACTGAAATAACGAAGCGATCTTCGTCAATAAGTCCTGAGTTTCTTGATACATTACCAAGCCGAACATAAACGCCATTGTACAATAAATCTGTACCGCGCTTAAAGTGGTCGGCAATTACATCGGCTTTCGCTTCTGCTGTACCTCTACCTTCTCCGGCCATTGCAAAAACATCAACTTGATATAACCCTAAGTATTCGTCTATACCAGCAGTTCCAAGTCCAGCTTGTACTGTAGGGGAAGGCAAATGAGTTGGCCTCAAGTATAACGTATTTTTAACGGGCTTATAGGCAATATTTTCCCAAGCTACAGGAGATGATCCCGTCAAAGTGCCTAGTCTTACGTCTAAAGCCGCGCTTATGTTTGAAAACACTGTACTCATGAGCTAACCTTTTTAACAGCTTTATCCATTTCTTGCTGGAAAGCCAAAACATTTAACCTTACCATTCCAGTTGGAGCTTGAGACGAATGGCCTAGATATTCAATTCTTGACGCGTAAGAAAGATTGTTTACAAAAACAACAGATCCCAAGCCATCATATTTACTTACCATAGCCTTCATTCTGTTAATAGCTCGCTTTCCGCTTTTATCTCTCTTGCTTAATATCCCTGAAGCTTGCTGGTTTAACGATGTCTGCCAGTTAGCTCTTAAAGCACCAGCCTTGTAGTCTGCCGGTGGCTTCTTTTTCCATAATTCCGGATTTCCAACGGGAGTATCCATTATTATCTTAGTAAACACTTCTACGCAGGTTTGCTGGACAACTTCAACAATGTCTTCGCCGGTTTTATCAACATACTTTTTAAGATCTAAGGTGAAGCTCATAATACATATCCGTGCCAGATGGCGAGATTGTAGTAACGTCCATTATCCGATAGCTTACGCTATCAAACGTCAAGGTATTATCAATTGCTGGAATGCCTTTGCCTGCTTCAACAAGCATTTTTATATCTGC